TACCGATAGCTATAGTGTTGCGTTCTTTTCAAAATATACACAGACATTTTATCAACCATTCTTACAGACAACTTATGACGATTTAATAAAGGATGATAGAAACTTATTTCTTAAAAGTCAACAAAATAAATTATACTTATACATTTACCAAAATGGTGATTTCGCAAACTTAGACGCTGACCCAGTTGTTAGGATTGAGGACCGAAATGGTAATGCAGTTTCAGGAATGGCAACATTACAAACTTGTTTAAAAACAAAAGGAATCTATGAAGTTATTGTTCCTAATGGATTTTCAGGTTCACCAACTCCTTGTGTTTTTTACGATATTTGGTCAGGATTAACAATTAATGGACAATCACTTCCAAATGTAACAAATCAGTTCACATTACAACAATATACTGCAGGAATACAAATAGGTTCCAAATCAAAAGAACCATCAAAATATGGGTTTGATTTTTATGGTATACTACAAAATGAACAAATTATTAACACCGACATTAGAAAGGTTGGGGTTACAATTAAAAAGGCATATACCGGACAAGCTCCTTTAGAAAATGTGTCGGCATTTTATAGAGTATTTGTGAAAGAAGGAACTACTGAAGTATTGGTTCAAGATTGGACTCCAATTAATAGAACACCAAATGAATATTATTTTATTTTTGATACTCGAGATAAAATCCCTAACCAATATTATGTTGATATTCAGGTGAATACTTCGGGAGAGAAAGATACTTATAAGAGACAATTAACATTTAACATAGTTAATAAAAAACAAAATTATACAACATAATATGAAAAAAGTAGTAAAATTAACAGAATCAGATTTAAACCGAATCGTAAAAAAAGTTCTTATCGAACAAGAGGTTGAAGTTACAAATTATATGTTCTTTTCAAATTTACAACAAATGAAAAGACAAATCGAAATGATGTTAGATATGGGTCCTGAAAAAATTGACGAGATTATTCAAAATGGTCATGATTGGGCTGACGACCATATTTCAGAAGCTAAAACGAATGTGGACCAAGTATTTGATTTTTTCAAAAATGAAATGGATAAAGAATCTCAATATGTTGACTACGAAGACATTTACGAAGGTAGAAAAAAAACAGGAACAAAACTTTGTGCTCGTGGATTAGCGGCGGCTAAAGGAAAATTTAAAGTTCACCCCTCGGCTTATAGTAATGGTTATGGTGTTCAAGTATGTAAAGGGACTAAACCAGGGTTAGATGGGAAGAAACATTGTTCTGGTGTGTATTGTTAATTTTTAAAAAACATTTTTTATTTCTGTATTTTTGATTATCTTTATGAAAAACTAATTTATGGGAATCCTATCTGACTTATTACACAAACTAAAAAGAAAAATTCAAAAGAAATACATATCATTAGTTAGAGTAATTCAATATCAAAATAACCAAAAAACGATATATGAATCTGAATGTATATCAATTTGTAAAAAATTGATTAATAAAGATGGTTCTATTCTTCTAACGACACCTATTTCTAATAAGAAATATATTAGAAATGAAGAAAATGACATATTTGTTATTTTAGATTCGAACAATGTCCAAGTAATTAATCACATTTACTCTTACAATGTTATATTAAGTGACAAGTCTTGGGAATTCTTAACGAGTTATTTCAATAATGAAGTTGAAAGACGAAGAATTGAATTCGAAAGAGAAATAACATCAAATATTCAACATTCATTAAAAAATATTTTAACTAAACTATAATGAAAAATAATGCATTTAAATCCACATTATATGTTGGCACATTAATGGTTGTGGTGGTTATTTCATTAATGATATCATTAATGTTTAACATTTACGATTATGTTAGACCAAAAGTAAATGATGCTATTAATAAAATCAAAACAGAACAACAAGATAGTAGTTATGAAGCTATACCGACATTTACTCTTGAATCTGATACTACAAAATTCGAGGTTATTGAAAAATACTCTAAAGTAGATAGTCAACCAAAAATATCTGTTATACCTATGGTTGAGAGTAAACCTAAGAAAACTATTAAAGTAGATATGTCTAACAATGACACATCTTCAATTAGAACGAATAAAACAGAATTGGTTACAGATAGTATAGGTTAAGAATTTTTAACCTCGTTTAAGACCTGTATAATGATTTCTCGTAGAGATTCATTTCTTGGTTTGTACGATACCATAGTTGGTTTGTTACCGGTCCCGGATTTAGGATTTGATTTTTCCGCTTTTCGTTTTTGTTGACATGCACTCCTTTTTTCAGAATCTGTCATTTTAGACGCAACACCCGCAGCTCTACATTTAGGATAACCTTTAGAATCAGCTTCAGGTCTACCACATGGCGGATGACCTCCCCCTTCTTTTTTTCTACATATGTTAACCCAAGGACCTTTTGGTTGTTTACTACCTTTTGGTTTCTTTTTCGTGCCGAACCATACCGCCAAATCTTCTTTTAGTGGACCAACCACCTGATGAATAATATCGTCCGGGGAATCTACACTGGCAATATCACTACCTTCTTCATCATTTTGACCGGTATAAAATTTTTTCAAATACATACTAACTTTAGATAATAATTTAGTTTTCTTCTCAATCTTTTCTCTTTGACTTGGAGTTTCTTTGAAATCTCCGTCAGCTTCTTCGTATGCCAATTCAGCATTTGTATAATGATAGACAGGTTCACTAAAAGGACCCAATTGTTTCTCGTTCCAATCTTGGGGTGCCAAAACAATAGGGACTTTAAAATTTCCAGCGTTTGCTGCCCCAGTTGCTTCACTAATACGATTTCTTTTCATATACTTATTATAAATATATTGATATTACATTATGGAACAAGAAAAACAACCAATTGCATATCTATTTGAAGAGGTTGCAATATACAAACCTGAAGACATTGATAATTTAATTGACAATTTAAGTGATGAACAATCAAAGTTTATGATAATCCGAGCCGTTCAGATGGCGTATAAACACGGGGTATTCTCCTTAACCGAATCAGAAATCGTTTCAAAATCTTTAAGAAGGTTAAAATAAAAAAAGAGTCTCATGGGACTCTTTTTTTTTTATTTATTATATTTGATTACCACAAGACGGACAAAATTTCCATTTTAACTTAACAGATTTACCGCACTCGGTGCAATATTGTCGAATCTCATTTGACTCAACATTCTTATTACTCACAGGTAAAATTTTAAATTTAACCTTATGTGATGTAAAATAATTGAAATTTTCAAATGCGTTGATAAAAGTTTGTTTGGATTCTTCACCTTTTTCAACTCTACCGGTATCAATAGACCTTTTGCTCGGACCCGCAGGTGTCGATTTACCAAAATCCAATGTTGAACTTATGTTAGTTGAATATGAGACTGATGACGAGTTACTTGTCCATGTTATGTCACCACAATAAGGATAATTTGTTAAATTCGGATTACCCGGTACATTTATCAATGTTGTACCTATATCCTTTAAATTTAACAACCTTGAATATGATGGAGATGAAAACGCTTGCTCGTCATAAAATTCAACTTGAACATCCCCGTTTAACTCAATTGATTCCCGATTTTCGGAAGTATTTTTTACTTTATAGGTAGTGAACTCAAATTTATTATTAGAGTCAAAGAAACGTTCCAAAAACACCCTTTGACCCGGACGAACAACAATACCATTAGATGATATATATTCACCATTCAATTTGATTTTACAGAGAACCGATTTTTGGGTTGGATTATGAATTTCGAATTCGAAATTGTCTTTATCGTTAAGGAATACGACATGTCCATTATAGACTTTAAGACGCGACTTTTTCTTTGTGACATGGGCAGTCGGTTTACCCACCTGTTTTGTTGTGTAATTCATTTCTTTAAATTTTACAATAGTTAATGACTATGTTACCAATACCTTCGTGTCCGTGAATACTCTACAGCTCGTTAAGGCTGGGGACTGATAAACTAAAATCTGTTTATAAATATATTATAGTTATTTTTTTAATAAACACGATATTTATATAAAAAACCAAAAATGAAAAAAGTAATACGTTTAAGTGAAAATGACTTAATTAATATCGTTAAAAGAATTGTTAATGAACAAAATGACCCATTGAGTCCAGCCACCAGTATAGACAAGTATCAAGAACGAATAAAAGACGCAGGAAAAACTTTTAAGTTCCAACAAGTTAGTAAGGAACTAATACCCAAATATTTACAATGGTATCAGGGAAGCAGTTACCCTGAAATTCAAGAATATATTAGTAAAACTTACGGGATTCCACGTTTATTTGACCCAAAATCATTAGAAACTGCAGGAAAAGGAAATGTGGAAGCGTTCAAACAATTTTTAAATGCAGTTAAATCCTCACTCACTGCAGCGGCAAATGAGGGTTACAATGGTTACGTGTTTGGTAAAAATTATGATTTTACCAAATTAGATGGGGTTAAAGTTATGGGAGATAAGTTAGACCCAAATTGGATGTCGACCCTTGAGAATACTTTACCTATAATAGGAACCTTACCTGAATTTAAAAAATTTGTCAGTAAGATAATCTCCTTAAGAAGGAGGGCTATCGGGTTGAAGGATTAATAGTATAATTCATAGGATACCCAAAATAACCTTTCTGAATTGTAATATCATCATCCAAGGCAGTTACAATCACAATTTTCTTATTGGTTCCTTTTTCATTCCCAATACCTAATCTATGTCGATTATTGTTTGGGTCAATAAATTCAACATATACCCATCCATCTTTATTATCGTACCCACCCTTAACTATTTTAATAGTTTTCTTACCAACAATAAAAGTTTTCTTTTCCAAGTCTATTTTCCAAACATTTTTTGGAAAAACATAAAGTTCAAAATATTTGAACTTATTGAGTCTTGCGGCTTCATTAACACTCAAATTTGATGGACATTTGAAAGGTTGAATTGTATCCAATACAAATGAGTATGTTTGAGAGTGTAGTGATAATGTAGTTAGTGTCAAAAAAGAAACGAGGATTAATATTTTTTTCATAATGATTACAATTTAGAATACAAAGATAATATAATTTTTTTAATTATTAAAAATTTTATTTGATTTTCGAATATTTTCTTCTCCCGACATTGGTTGCAGGTTTTCTAATGACCAACATTTCATAAATTCACTATCGCCCATTTCTTGGATATTAAATGACGAGATAGGTAGTTTATGGTCAACATGCCATTCACCGTAATTTTCCCATGTTATTCTTTCGGTAAATTGTTTTTCCAAATGAACTATTAATTGTTCAGGAGTGTATTGTAACACATCAAAATATGATTGATTCTTATCGACCCGGTTCTCTTTTAATACCTGATATATTGCAGTTCTAAAATTACTGATTAATTTATAGAGGGGGTCATTGGCTTTACGAGTTTTTTCGTAATTACGTTTAACCTCCCGGATTTTATCAATATTCTTTTTTCGGTATTCCTTAAGATATTCTTTACGATGTTCTTTGTTCTGTTCATACCAAATTTTTGATTTATTACCCATATATTCTTTATTAGAATCTCTCCATTTTTTATCTGCAATTTTTTTACCTCCAATAAAACGTCTCCCTGACGGGCCAAAAATAATTCCATTATCTTTAAGAATTCTATTAATAGTTTGTTTACTTATACCTGTTTTTATGGATATAGTATGAGTACCTAATAACTCCTCATTATACATTTTTAAAATATTATCTAATTCTTCTTTATCTAATTCTATCTTTTTCATTATTATAAATATAACATATTTAACCGAAAAACATATAGTTAATATAAACACATAAAAAAAGGAGACAATTTCTTGTCTCCTTTTAGTGTATTTGTTAAAGATTGATTATCTCAATTCTCTTAAATCAAATGTTCTAACACCATCTACTGTAATTCTGCCATAGAAGCGATTATTTACCATTTTTTTCGCGTATCTTGTCATTATACCTTTGATTGGTGTAAAGTTGAACGGATTGTACATTGTAGGTGTTAATTGTAATGGAACGTATGGTGCGTAAATGTACCCTGTATCTAATAAAGATGTTCCTTTGTGTCCCATTAACACTTGGTTAGGTGGGAAGTAAGGGTCTCTATATACTTGGTAACGACCAGCTAAAGTTCCAACTCTTTCAATACCCATGTTGTATTGGTCTTGTTCAGGAGCCGCGTTTGATACGTGGAAATATTCCAAATCATCAAAAATTGCACTGATTTCAGAAGAAACAACAATCCAGTTAGCTCCACCTCTCAATGTTGATTTGTGGATTTGAGCTGAAATTTGGTTGATAGCTGTGATTAAAGTTTGGTTCCAATCTTTTTGAGTGTAAGGAACTGCACTTGAACCAAGACGTTTCCAACCATTGTAATCCCATCTCAAGTTCCAAGCTGCACCTTTACGTAAATCTCTTAAGATTTCACGGTCGATTTCAGCAGCAACTTGCTCAGATAACAATGCAGTTAACTCAGCCTCAGCGTCAATGTTATGGAAAGCCGCAACGTCTTGTGCCATTTCAGGAGACCATTGAGCTCTTAATTTTCTTTCTGTTACAGAAACAGTTACTGATTGAAGGTCAAAAGAAACCTCACCAATTCTATCTTCAAACTCTAAGTTTTTATAGATTCTGTAAGTTGCTCCGAACGCATTGTTAGTTGCAGTAGATGAAGAGAATGTTGAACCTGTGTAACCGTCCATTGAACCTCCACAAGTAATACATACTGGTACTTGTAAGTCAACTTCTAAGTAGATTTTACCTTCAGCATCACATAAGTTGTCATATTGACCACCACCTGTTTTACTATTAGGGAAAACAGCCGTTGAATTGTTATTACCATACTGAACAATACCTTTACCATATTTTTGAGTTACAACTCTGAATAAATAAGGATTAGTTGTGTTAGCTGAAGTGTAAACGTTACCACTTATACCTTTAATTGTTAAATCCGATAAGAAAGATTCGTTATCCATCGGTTGACCATCAGGACCAATCAATTTACCTGCTCCATCAGATGCGAAACCTGACATAACGATTAACACTTTTCTGTAATCAGATTCAGTATAAGCCGAAGATACTAATTGGTCACCATCCCAAGCTACAGTAGCAACGCTAGCTGTAATTGCAGAATATTGTCCTTTAGAATAGTCAAATAAACCTGGTGGGTCTAATGCTGGTTCGTTACCTTCGTAGAATCTATCGTAAAGGTCTTTAGTGTTGTTGTAGTCGTAACCACTGTTAGGTGTTTGGTCAGCAGCCGCGTTTGGTGAACCATACGGTGCGTAGTGGATACCTGTTGTTGATGTTTCAGTTTCATAAGACTGAATGTTAGGTACGAAGTAGAATAATTTACCGATTGGTAAGTTCATTGCTTGTACTGAAACGATATCGTTTGCTAATAATTTAGAGAATACACGTCTAACGATTGGGAAAACCACTGTTTCGAATGCACCTGTGTCAGATGTAGATGATGCTTCGTTAATTAAGAACGATGCTTGGTTTTCGTATAATTGTGCTACGTTTTCTCTCATGTGACCTTTAAGACCCTCTAAGAATCCTAATTTGTCCCATTTGTTGATTGTGTCTTCTTTAATAACTTTAAGGTGTTTTAACCCGATGTTACCAACAAGACCTGATTCTAATAATGCTCCCATTTTAGTATTTGTTTTGTTTTAGATTTATTTTTATTATTACCCCAACTTACTAATCAAATCCTTCATTCTTAATAGTTGTGGATTCTCATAGGTTTTAGTTTCAATTAGAGTAGTTGATGAACCTGTAGATACTGATTTATTTAATTTAGCACCTACTGATTCGTTGATTGATTTTGTGTCTACCTTAGCTAACTCATCTTTGATTGACTTATAAAGATTTTTAGATTCTTTTAAAGTCTCAACATCGTCAAATCTTCTAAGGATATTTATTTTTTCTTTTTTAGTAGTTGAATGTTCAGTGAACAATCTAGTTGCGTAAGCTAAGTTTGAATTGAATATAGCAACTTCATTAAGTTTTTCTCTGAAAATATTTAATGCTTTTCTATACTCATCATTCTTTTGTCTCAACATACTAACTTCTTCTTGAGTAGATTCAGTTTTAACACCATTTTTACCATAAGTATAGTTTCTGTTTGGAGTGATGCCTTTTCTTAATCCTCTACCTTCTTTAGAACCCATTCCGTAAGTTCTTGCAGCTTCCTTAGTTTCTTCTTTTTCGAAAGCTCTTCTTTTAAGAGTGTCACCTTTTTTAGTTGTGTAATCTTCTTCTCCTTTCATTGTTTTGGACTTATCACCTTTATTCATTCCGTAATCGCCCTCTTTAGTTTCAGATTTAACAACTTTAGATTTACCTTCCATGTTTGCACCTTTCTTGTATTCGAATTTAGCTTTTCCGGTTCCCATTGTTTTAGAACCTTCTTTTTTGTCTTCTTTAAATCCTCCTGCAGCTTTGTCTTTGTAAGAGAATTTAGGACCTTTACCAATTCCAACACCTTTAGGTTTGTAGGTTTCATTAGCCATGTTTTTCATTTCATCCATGTCTTCGTCTTCCATGTCCATATCCATGTCTTCCTCTTCCATGTCATCCATTTCGATTTCGTAAACAACTTCATCCATGTCTTCTTCCTCTTCTTCGATATCTGACATATCACCACTAAAAATAGCGTCAATAACACTCTGAACATCTTCATCGTCTTCTTCTTCTTCCATCATGTCGTAGTCTTCTTCTTCAATCTCATCATCCTCTTCTTCGTCCATTTCTTCTTCCATAGACTCACCAAGTTTAACAAGATATTCAACATCAGATTCGTCATCAGATAAATGAATTTCGTTACCATCTTTTTTAACGATAATACCATCATTTTCACCCATCGCTTTGAATACTTTTAAGATTTCTTCATCAGACGCGTTAGTCAAATCGATTGGAGTTTCTTCGTCTTCAAAATCCATGTCCATATCATCTTCATCAGAAAAATCCATATCCATTTCAATTTCATCGTTATCAGCAGACATGTCCATGTCAGCATCTAATTCAACCTCAGTTTCGTCATCTTGTTCAGAAAGAGATTCTTTTACTAATTGATTGATTTCTTCCTTCATTGTAGAAGCAAGTATTCCTTTTGCATTTTCGGCTATAGCTTCTTCAACTTGTTTCATTTGAATAAGAGCCTCTTGAACTAATTTGTTTTCACTCATATAGTATATATATTATTTTAACTAATAAATATTACCAAAAAATTAAAAATTCCATTTATTGATTGGAAAATATTATTTTTTTGAATCTTTATAGGTTTATTTATTTAATAAATATCACCGAGCATAAAAAAAGTGGTCAAAAAGACCACTTTAACTTAATTGGTTTAAATAAACCAATTTATTTTTTTGTTTTAGATTAATCAATAACTTCATCAATCTTACTTTCAGATACCGAGGTGATTCTCCATTCATGAGTAAATCCTTGGTATTTTTCAGTTACCTTTGCTTCCACATCTGTGACAGAGTATCCCTTTACAAGTTTTTCCTCTCTGATTTTTTTAATTTTACCACTATTCTCATCTGGTAAATCATACTGAACTTTTGCTACAAAAAATTTTTCTTCCATATTTTAAATTTATTTTCCCAAATAATCGGTTAATTTTCTCATTAAGTCAACCCCTTTTGATTGAAATTCTGAATTTTCAGGTGATTTATATTTTTTTTCTTCCTCTAAATTTTCTTCGTATTTTTCTCTATCTTCAGGTTTAGTGAATAAATACGCTCCCGGTGTTGATGGAGATGATACTAAGTCAAAACAAATTAATTCAAAATCATCTTGAACTTCATTTCTTTCTCCAACCTTTTTCAAAGAACCTACCCCTCTTGAAGAAACTCCCATGGTTACACCCTGTCTCATTAAGTTGGCTGCTTGGTCTCCTTTAGTAGATACGATACCTCTTTCGTGAAATCCTGGTGATGTTAACAGTTTAAGTTTACCCATTAGAATATTTTTATCCCACCAAATATCGGTAATGATATGAGATACTCGGTCTAAATCAATTAATGATGACTCAGGGTGATTAAGTTCTGAAGTAGATAATCCCTTGGCAATTGCCTTTTTGTAATTATCCGCTTCTCTTTTCAATATCCTTTCAGGATAAAATCTACCATTTCTATTTGCGGTGTCATATTTTTGTAATACCGCATAAAATTCAAACGGATTTCTATAATCCAAATTAGCAGCCTCTTTTAACATATCCGCATTACGTATATCTTTTGGTGACACCCAACCTGCATCCGTTTCAATTAAAATGCCATGGCCGATTTCATTTGCTTCTAAAATTCTTAATTGTTTCATTAATAGTTTTTAAGATAAATATATCGATATACTATCTTTATTTAATTTTTGATATAGAAAAGGTAAAGAATTCGTTTTCGGCTACATTATCTTTAACAATGCTCTTAATTATTTCTTTAACAGATTCTTTTAATTCGGGAGATTTAAAATCAATTTCTTTATTAGGATATATATTAACTTCCAAATTTAAAAATGATTTTTTACCCTCAAACAATCCACTACTTCTCAAATCCAAATCAACAATATTATATTCTTTAAATAGATTTTTATCAATAGAATTGAATACAGAGTTTTTAATTTCTTTACTTAAATTACTAACAATTCGGGGCCAATTAAGTTGATTTGATTTTGGTGACACCCAAGATTGAATATTAATATAAATTGATTTTAGATTTGTAGAATCTACGGTACCATAAACCGATTTTATTGGGTTAAATAAGTTCAATTTCACACATTTGCCTTTTTTCATTCATCATTTTTCTTGCACATGTTTATTTTTTTAAAAAAATAGTAAAAAAAATGATGATTGTCAAAGATTTTTCAAATAATCGAAATATTTGTAATATATGGTACTAGTAAAAGTTGCAAATGATGGAATTGAAAAAGCTTTAAAGGTTTTCAAATATAAAGTTAATAAAACTCATCAAAATAAAATTCTTTTAAGTAAAAAAGAATTTATTAAAAAATCCGTTAAAAGGAGAATTCAGATACAAAAAGCATCTTATACTCAAAAATTTAGAAATTCTTTAGATTGATTCTTCCAAATTTTTTAACTTAATAAAATTCAATTGGTCGAATTTTTCTGTTTTTAATTTGTTAATAGTTTCTGATAATTTTGTTTTTAATTCAAACTCTTGTTCTTTTTCTAACATGCTATTAAGTTTATTAATAGCACTTTCTTTAATAGTTTCGAACTTATCTTCAAGAGTTTTTGTATCTTCAGAAATTAATTTAATGAACTCTTTTTTGGCTGATTCGTCTAATGTTTCAATATATTTTTGCAATGTTTGATTTGCAATACTCACCATTGATTTTAATGGAATATTAATCGACTCTTTAATTGTTTTATTTTCACCAACCAATGTATTAATAATATTCTTTTTTGAATTTACTCTTTCCAATAAATTTAATTTATTCGTGTAAACTAAAGAATCGATATCAGAATATTTGTTTTCAATATTTTCTGATAAAGTTTTTGGTAATTTAATATTTGGTAATATAGTTTGGATTAATGTAACTCCTTCTTCTAAGAAATCTTTTGCATCAGATTCATTTAACCCTTGAGGTGAACTCAATTGGTCGTATAATGAATACAATTTTGCCATATGTTTATTATTTAAAACATTATGTTTGAATTCTTTTATAGATTTTTTGAATTCCTTCTCATTTTTGTAGGATTCAATTAGATTTTGTTCTACTAAAGTTTTAATTTGTCCGAAAGTCATTATAGTACATTTAGAATATAAATATTATGAATTTAATAACTTATCCAATTCTTTTGAAATTTCTCCTAAAGAATCTTGACCTTGACCTAAATCAAGGATTTTAGAACCTTCTAAAAGATTAGTTTCAACTAATAAATTCATGTTTTTATTTTTCGACTCTGGTGTCACTTCTCCTCCGGCAGGTGGTGGTGGTGGTGTCACTTCACCTCCCTCTGGTGGTAAAGATACTTCACCTCCCATGTCACCACCTAATGATGGTTCTCCTCCTTCAGGTGGTGTTGCTCCGGGTGCTGCAGGTTTTCCTACATTTCCATATAACTTATCGATATTATCAAATATCCCTGTTCTTGAAATGACTGTAGGAGTTGCTTTAAGTTCTTCACCCACCGCTCGTTCAATTCTTTGTTGTTGTAAATCCAATCTAATCTCTTCATCAGACCATCCAAAGATATGTTTTTTAGCCCAAGTAGATGATGTCGGTTGAATTCCATTTCCTGGGTCACTAACTAAGTCTTTATACAATAAAACTTTTTCCTTCCAAACATCAATTTTTAATAAATCTGCTTGTGTTGATGGATTTGATAACCCTAAAGTAAAATTTTGTAATTCATCTTCAAACCCTAACAAAAATAAATGGATAATTGCAATTTTATTCAATTCTGCAATCATACTTTTTTGAATTCGATTAATTGTCCTCGCGAAACGAATATCTTGTAATGATAGATTCTTACCATCTCCAACAACTTCTTCAAACCCTAAAAATGCTTTAGGAACACGAAGCGCTGTTAATAGTTTCTTTTGAATATATTCAATATCGGCGATTTCTGATAGGTTTGTTGCTCCCGGTAATGTTGAGATTGGGTCTGGTGCCGCAGGGTCACGAACAGGAATAAAATAATCTTGGTCAACAGCCATTTGGTTGAATCTCATATCGACATTACCTGTCTTTGAATCTACGACTTGTTCTCTTTTAAATTTGTTTGCAACACGATTAACATATGCTTCGACATCGTCATCGTTCATGTTCCCAACAAATACTTTAAACAATTTTCTTTCAGGAGCTCTTGATGTTCTGTAAATCAACATTGCGTCTTCACAAAGTAACAATTGTTTCCAAATACGTCTTGCCTTTTCCAACATTGAAGTACCATAAGGAAGTTTTCGGTCATCACCCAATAATCTAAAATGCGCGACTTCCCATGATTGAAACTCCATGTTTCTAGTTTTCCAAGTAAAGTGAAGAGCCTTTTTATCCTCATCTTTTTCTTTTGAAATATCTTGTGAAATTCTACCTGAAACACCAATCTCATGTCTTTCAATTTCAATTGTTGGTAATTGTTGACAACCAATAATACCTTTTTCAGGGTCTAATTTTAAGTAAACAAAGTTATCACCATATTTACATGTGTTTCTTGTCCACATTGGTAAATTGGTGTTAATATCAAGGGCATTGTTAAATAAATCCGCTAAAACAGATTTAATTCTTTTTGATTCTGAAAAAATTTGAAGAATAAATCCATCTTCATTTGTTGTTGTAGATTCTTCAGAATATATGTCTAATGCTGCCGAAATTTCCGGAGTATATTCCATACTTTCGTAATCGTATTGCGCTGACAATCTCGATGGTTCATAGTATATTGCTTGTGAATATAAATTATTTTCAACTTTAGCCCATTGGTTAGTTAAATAATATGTTTGTTGGGATTGAAGTTTTTCCCGCTCAAATTCATCTCTGTTTGTTGTTCTTAAAAGTTCTTTTTTATCAAACTTAAAAGTTGGATAGTCTTGTTTTAATAAAGAATTTGGCCCGAATGTCTTGGACAACCTCTGCCAAACCGTAAGATTATTTTCACTCATAATTTAAATTTACTAATTACTTTGATAATATAAATAGTTACCGAGCCCCAAATAACCAACCATATTTTTGATAATCACCCCTTGTTGCTTCACCATTATTACTTAAATTACCATTTCTTCCCATTTGAGGGACCATTGGGTTAAAAAAGTCTGATGAGTTTTTATTTTCATTTACTGCCGTTGACCAAGAATTTAACATCGCCTTTGTATGATTGGTAACTTTTTCCAACGACTGAAATGATTTTTCTGCAACGTATAACGCCATGGATACAGACATAATACAATCGTCATGATGACCTTTTTGATGGTCGGGTCTACCATTTACATAGATAAATGTATTCATTTCATTGTATAATCTATTCGAATATACTTTGAATCCATGTCTTACACCTTCTTCAAACGCTGCGATAATCTGAACCCTTTTTGCATTAAAGTTAATACCAGGTATTTTATCGTTTATTTTCGGGTCCCATTTCCACTTATTGGTTGTATCCACATTATCAACATACAACCCTCCTTGATAACTTAATTCTTGGAGTTTTCTTGCGGTGGAAACACCCATACCTCCGGTGATATCAATCACACAATAGGCATTATACATTGTTCCCCACTTATAGGCTATCTCCGCCAACACATCAGGCGGAACTTTTGAAACATATTCCAATACTTGTTCTCTGGTGTCAAAATCAATAATCTGTATACACGAGAAATCTTCAGAATCTCCTCTTGATACATCGACACCCATAACATACTTATGTCCATTCACAGGTTCTTCAAATATCCATAATGAACCACCCATAAGTTTAGCTTGTGGGTCTCTCAATGTGTTTTTGGCAATACCCTGAATTAATTCAGACTCAAATACGTTATCACCGGAACCCAAGAAGTTACATTCTAACTCTTGAGCAACCTTTCTTCGGTCAAACTTCAACTTTTTAACCATACCCTCAAACCATGCAGAACATGGTTTATATCCTTGTGATATGTAATCAGTTACAACCGAATGGACTCTTTCATACGGATTCCCCATAGATAAATCAATAATATCTTTATCAGAATATTCTTCACGATTTAATAAGAAATGAACTAAATCGTTAGTTTTAACCATATATAAATCCTTGGTATATCTTGGGTCACGATACCAAAACATTTCAGATATTTTGAAATCATTCATGTTTCTTAATGATTGGTCGTAAATTTCGTAATAAATCGGGTCGTATCCGTTTGGAGTGGATACCACAATAACTTTACCTCCGGTAGATAGGGACGCCATACACGCGGACCAAAAATCTGAATCCGCTTCGATAAACGCCGCCTCGTCAAATACAAGAATGCTTGGGGTATAACCTCTCAAAGCATCCTTTGATGTCGCTACGGCCTTTACCTCACAATCATTACTAAGTTTAAAGTGTCTTTGTGCGTTTTTTTCTTTTGAGAAGGTGACTCCGACCCATGCCGGCCATTGTTCAGTAAATCCTCTTACCTTATTAGCCATCTCGACAGACGTATCTAATTTGTTTGCAATAATTAGGATTTTCTCGGGTTTGTTTTTCTTTGCAAAAACCAACTTTTTAGATATCCAAGCGGCCGTGACCGTAGATACACCTGCCTGACGATACTTTAACGCAATATTCTCGTTATACCTATCATAATCTTCTATTAAACTAACTTGGTCGGGAAATAAGTCCAATGGGACATATTTTGATACGGTATTATCGTAAGTTTGTAAATAAGTTCGAAGTGCGTAAGGAGTATTCCTCATACACTTCGTAACTTCAATTATTAATTGTTCTCTATTCACACATTAATTTCTTGGTGCTCTAGGTATTCCTAGGTCACTTAAAAAGTCATCTAACATACCATCATCGTCATCATTACCATCACTATCTGAATTAACACCTTGTTCTTCTTTATAATCTTCAAACTCTTGTTTCATTACCATAGCTTCTTTAACAATTTCTTTAAATCTGTTAGTTGCTAGTTTAACTTTTGATTTATCGTCAGAAATTGCATTACCAATTACCTCTAAAAATTCCTGAGCTTCTATTTGATACAATAGAATATGGAACCAATTTATCAACCCTTTGTTACTTGAGTCAAATATTTCATTTGGTAACGCAAATCTAATTCTCTCAACTATTTCAGGCCCAATCCTTAATTGCATTGGTTCGTTACTTAAAGTGTCTGTTTGACCTAAAACTTTATTTGCCAATTTTTCGTCTTTAGGATATCCGTATCGTCCTTTTGCTTCTTCTAAACCTTTTATAATTTCATGACAAAGTATTGGGAATATAAGTCCGGTTGCAATAATTTTAGTATCAGGTTGGTCCTCACCCCCTTCACCATCCTCATCCTCATCAGCATCACCTAATTCAACTTTACCTGCAACACCTTGACCTGTTTGACTCATCATTTCAATCATTTGTTCCATACTGAAATACATGAAATCATTAATTGCCATTATACCCAAATAATCTTGATATAAAGATGGGTCAATCGCGTCTAATCTTGACTTAATTTCCGGTTTTTGAAAAATGTAATGTCCTTTTTTTGCGGCCCCCTGAATAATAGCATTAATTATATTTCTTTTGTGTTTTTCTAACTCTAAAATTTCTTCATCGGTTAAGTCTTCAATATCAAATGAAGGTATACCAGGTTGTTTGTCCTCTTCTTCCTCATCCTCTTCTTCCTCATCTTCAGGTTTAAATCTAAAATTACCAGCGTCGGGCATTCCTAAAGTAGCTTCAATTTGATACCACTCTTCAGGTGTTTCGGTTTCATCTAATGATGCGTCTATCGCCAATTGAATCAACTCGTCTCTATGTCTACCTTCAATACCCATAATATTAGGAAGTTTTCTCATCATTTCTGAGTAAATCATTTGTTGGACTTGTTTTGAACTAAGGTCTTCAATACCAGTAACTTGACTTAATTTTTGAGCAACTTTTTGAAATCTTTTACTAACCAATTTTTGAACATCTTCAACTCCACCTTTCAATGCCGGATTTTTAGCATAAAGGTTTTCAGGACTACCTAATTTTCGTTCCAAGTTTGGGTCCATTCTTTCAGGCCTATCCCCATAATCTATTTGTTCATTGAATTTCTTTCTCATATATTATTTTTCTAAAATGTTCATTATTAAGTCAATTACCTTCTCTTTAGCCGTTTCAGGGTTAATTTTACCGGCTTTTGGAGCTGGTTTCACTGCAGGTGCAGGATTTTTTCCCGGACTAAATGGTTTTTCCTTTGGAGTAGTACTTGGTCTAGTTGTAGGCTCTGTTGCTGGTTTTGCAGGTGCTGGTGCCGTCGCCTGTTCTTTAGTCTCATACCTTTTTAAATTAGGAGATACCGGTTTCTTAGTTGAATCCGTTTTTCTCTTAGGTGATGACGGTTCACCTGCCGGCTCAGATTCTGTAATGACTTTTAACAAATCACCTTTTGTAATTCTTGGGGGTATGTGTTTTTCCACGATTTTTTCAATTTGAGTTTCAAGGAACAAAGATAATGGATTTTTTCCTTCTTTCATTTGTTTTTTTACGGCCATAACACATCTTTCAAATTTTCTTGTTTTTTTAGGACCAACTTGAGCGTGACATATAGCCCAAGGATTTGGACCATCTTTTTCTTCCATCATTCCCATACCATCTGTTTCATCACCAAATCCATCATCAGATGAAGGACCTACTTGATGAGGGTCTTGAGTTTCAGTATCTTTATTTGGGTCTAAGGTTACTTCTTCTTCTTCGTCAATCTCACCCTCTTTAGTTGTAACCATAACTTTTTTAGTTGATGGGTCTTGGCTGATAACAACTCCATTAACTTCTCCACCTTTTGGACCAACTTCATAAGTTTTTTTATTTGGGACTTCAGTAACTTGTTCTCCCAATAATTTTGAATGTAATACGTTAATCTGTGATTCAGTTAACTTACTAACTGTTTTAGATGATAAACCTTTATCAATCAATTTAAGTGCTTTTTTATTAATTTTCATATATTAATTTTTTTTCAAATTCTAATACTAAATCTCTTTCATAGAGTTTGTCTTTTATTTCATCTTCAGAAGAACCAAATCTAAATACTAATCTTTTTTGTTTTCCGGTATCTTCCACTTCTTCTTGTTCCCAAGCTAAGGCAACCACATCATCCATCGAGTCTATCATAGAAAAAAAATCGGAGTTTTGTATCAATTCCAATTTAACATCAGTATTTCTCAAAACTCCTACTCTCTTAATATATTGTAATTCGGGTGGTGATGGATATCCATTGGAAGGTTTGCTTTCCCACAATTCTCCCCAAACATCCAAACTATCCGAAAAAATGAACTCATATAAATTATCTCCTTTATAGTTAGGACCAAGTCCATTAACATAAATTAGATGACTCATATAATTTCTCCTGTCGGTGTAATTCTAATTTGTCCTTTTTTAGTTTCGAAAACTAAATTCTTTTTATTTGTTTTTCCCACAAAATTAGAATTTATATTTTCTTTTAAGAATTTCTCAGCGCTCAATTCTTGTTCAATAGTTTCGGTCATTTTAACAACAGAATCCATTATTTGTTTTACTTGTGATTTTTTTCTTAAAGTTTTTTCAACTTGTTTTTCTTTACTCTCTCTAATTTCTTTTTTAGACACTTCAAAATATTTTGAAATAACCTTATCAACTTTTGATTCTCCAAAGATACTATCAAATATTGCCCCGTTACCATAATCTTCTTCCATTTCAGACTCAATTGGAATATCCATACCCGCTTGAATATCTTCAACCTCAGTATCATCAGTCATGTCTTCTCCATCCATATCATCACCACCCAAATCTTCAGTATCTTCTTCAAATTTAGATAAGATATCTTCAGTATCTTCTTCAGATAATGAATTTAAATCAAATGAAGATAATACCATGTTGATAACATACTTGATATCTTCTGAAGTCATTCCTTCTTGACTTTCAAGAGTTCTAATTTTTTGAGTTAATTTGCCAGTAAGTTTTTGGATTGTTTTGAAAGATACTTGTTGTTCTTCGTCTCCACCTTCTTCCGGTGTAACTTCTATTTCAGTATCCATTTCAATATCATCACCTTCAGGAGATTCCATACCCATATCTTCCATACCCATATCTTCCATACCCATATCTTCACCTCCATCCATAGGTGATGGTGGTAATTCAGGTGATGGAACTGCCGGTGGTGTTGCCGGAACTGCCGGTGTTTCAGGTGCTGCCGGTTTTGGAGTTTTTAATGTGAATTTTTTTTGTTCACCATATAATGAAACACCTTCTTCGTTTTCATTGATTCTATTTAATTCTCCCGCAACAAGATTTAATCTTTTGAATGCCTGTGAATATGAAGAATAGTATTTTCTATTTTTCATGGGCTCAATATATTCAGTTTCAGTTTCAGATTCAGAAATAGTTTTCTTAATGATATATCCTTGTCTTTCTCTTACAATTTCATACATGTTTCCGTCTGCAAGAGATACTGAATATTCAGATTTTGCAGTTTCGTTTATAACTTGAGGAATTGTCTCGTTAAAACGAGCAATCTCCATGATTCTGTTGATTTTATCTTGTCCTGTTAGTTTTTCACTACCAATTGGTTTTAATCCTGACATATTTTTATTGTTTTATTTTTATTTAATTGTTTAGTCCGTTAACACCGCCTAAAGTGATTGCGCTTAAATCGGTTACAGTATTACCTGTTAATCCTGTTGAGATTGACACTGCAACTGGATGAGGAGCAACAGCACCTGAGGGAGCGGTTCCACCACTAAAGTCACCCAAAATTTCAATTGAGTAATCATATTGAACATTAACGTTTATATCTGCCATTTGAGTTTTTCTTTATAAATATATGATTAAATCAAATAATTTAATTATTCTTGAATTGTTCTTTCAATTGATAATTCTTTATCTGTTTGTTTATTTAAAATATCGAATACTTTTTCAATGTGTCCCGACCTTCTTAAGAACTTAAATACCAAGTTTTCGTATGACAATTCTCCATCTTTTTCTAATCCTGATTTTCGATAATCTTTGAGTTTTGACTTTAACGATTCCAAATCTTTTTCTTCCTCAATTGCGGTATCTATCTTCTCAATCCAAGATTTTATTTTATTTTCAAGGACTGACTTGTCGATATTACCTTTTAATTTTTTTGGATTGTTTATCCATTCATTATTCATTATTGAATAAACACCAGAACTAACATGAGGTTCACTTACATCCTGAGAGTATAGTTCAACATCGTATCCAAAAATTTTAATATTATGCTTGTCGTTAAAAACTTGTTTCTTCAGATTGAATAATTCTTTATATAATTCAGATTGTTCCTCAAATTGTTTGAAATCTATAATTAGATGTAAATCAAAATCGGAGAACTCGGACCAATTGTAATTTGATAAAGACCCAGTAAGATGAATATCATCAACAAAAATATCTTCCCCTAAAAACTCGGTAAATTTTTCCGCAATTTTCATAAGCATCTTTCTAACTTTTGGTTTCATAACCGACTTAGCCGCATTGTCGGGATTTTCCCATATTTTTGGGTTCAAGGTTTCTTTTAAAGAAAAACTATCAAGAATTTTTTTGAAATTGCTCATCCTTAATAAATAGTAGGTATTTTAAAGTTTTTTATAGGGATATTTTTTCGCGATATCAGTCGTGAAAAATTTACCTTGCGATTCGGATAATCTTAATCTTGTATATACCTGATGAGGAACTCCATCGTATTTGTATTTGAGTCCATTATTGAATTCAACCACTAAGTCTTTTGTTTCTGTATCGTATTCTGTTGATTTAATATTTGACGATTTAATTTCGTTTTTAATTTTCGTCCCAATAATTTCTTCTTTTACTATCGCCATTGTTATTAAGTTTTATTATAAATATAAAACCCCCACCATTTGGTGAGGGTTCCGGTTAAGATTTTAATTTTTTCAACTCTTCTCGTAGTTCAATCGACCTTTCAAAATTTTGATCTTCGATTGACTTTTTAAGTTCCAATTCAAGTTTTTTTATGGAGCCTTGGTTGGATTCAAATTTTTTAATTTCATCTCTAAGTTTAACTGCTTCTTCGAAATTTTCCTCCTCAATAACAAGTTTAAGTTTTGTTTTTAAAGAGTCAACCCCTGAAGTCTTATTTGGTTTAGATGGGTGTCCTCCTGTCCTAACAAAACTAGTAATTAAAAAACTTCCATCGGGTGATTTATAAGTTTCTTTTGACCAGTCACTCATTTCATCAGAGACTGATTCAATATCTTTATTTAATTCAAATCCATTGAATATTGAATCAAATTGATTAAACATGGCGTCAAAATCGCCAAAAAAGCCATTTAAATTTTTTCTTCTTCCAAACATATTTTTTTTTCTTGGTTTTAAAGTTTATTGTTTATCTTTGTATAAACAAGTTTTATTCCTTTGATAATTATATGACAATTTTTCGTGATATCAAGTTTGATATGACATTGTGTCATGACATAATGTCGCAAAATAAAAAAATATGACATTTTAACAAAATATTTGGATAAGTATAAAATTTGTTTGTATATTTACATTATAAAATTATAAAATTATGAACGATTTAATGGACGAAGACGACAAAATGATGAGTAAAAAAACTAAATCATCCGATTCTAATACTCCGGTGTTAGATAATTTCAGTAGAGATTTAAATAAACTTGCTGAAGCCGGTAAACTTGACCCTGTAGTTGGTCGTGACCGAGAAATCTTGAGGATAGCGCAGATTCTATCTCGTAGAAAGAAAAATAACCCAATTATACTCGGTGAACCGGGTTGTGGTAAAACCGCACTAGTTGAAGGTTTGGCAATTAAAATTGTAAATGGTGAATGTCCTAGAAATTTAATTGATAAACGTATTGTCAATCTTGACCTCACTTCTGTTGTTGCTGGTACAAAGTATCGTGGACAATTTGAAGAAAGAATGAAAGTAATCCTTGAGGAACTTCAATCCAATCCGAACATAATCGTATTCATCGATGAGATTCACACCTTGGTTGGTTCCGGTAATTCTTCAGGTTCTATGGATGGTTCAAACATCTTCAAACCGGCTCTTGCTCGTGGAGAAGTTCAATGTATCGGAGCAACAACATTAGATGAGTTCCGTAAGAATATTGAGAAAGACGGAGCATTGGAGCGTAGATTTCAAAAGGTGATAGTTGAACCATCGTCAATTGATGAAACCATCCAAATCCTTAAGAATGTTCGTGACAAATATGAAACTTTCCATAAGGTTAATTATAGTGACGAAGTTATTGAAACTTGTGTTAAATTGGCTGACCGATATATTACGGACAGAGAATTTCCGGATAAAGCATTTGACATCTTGGATGAGGTTGGTGCGAGAATGCAAACGGATTTAAAAACCCCTGAAATTATCGAAGAACTTAAGAAAAAAGCTGCTGAGATTAAACAACAAAAGATTGATGTTGTTAAAAAACAAAATTATGAACAAGCTGCGGAACTTCGTGATAAAGAAAAGAAATTGTTACTAACCCTCGACAAAGAAAAGTTGAAGTTTGAAGAACAAATGGCAAAAGAAAAACAAACTATCTTATTGGAACATGTTTATGATGTGGTGTCAAACATGACAAAAATCCCGGTGAATAAAATGAGTGTGGATGACACCAAATCGTTACTTGATTTAGATAAAAACTTAATCGGTAAAGTAATCGGTCAAGACAATGCGGTTGTTAAAATTGCGAAATCAATCAAAAGAAATCGTTTGGGGATTAAAGACCCAAATAAACCAATTGGTTCATTCATATTCTTGGGTTCGACTGGTGTTGGTAAAACATATTTGGCAAAACAAATGGCAAAAGAAATGTTTGGGTCTGAAGACTCTCTTATTCGTGTGGATATGAGTGAATACCAAGAAAAACATAGTATTTCTAAAATGTTAGGAACTACGGCTGGTTTTGTAGGGTATGAAGATGGAGGACATCTAACTGAAAAGGTAAAAAATAAACCCTACTCAGTTATTTTATTTGATGAAATTGAGAAGGCCCATAAAGATATATTTACCATTTTGTTACAAATTTTAGACGATGGACATGTAACCGATGGTCAAGGTAGAAAAATCAATTTCAAAAATACTTTGATTATTTTGACATCAAACTTGGGTGTTAAAAAATTACAAGATTTTGGAACCGGAATTGGATTCTCAACTAATTCATATAGTAACGAAGAGATTAAGAAACAAATGTTGATGAAAGAGATGAAGAATTTCTTCTCTCCTGAGTTCTTAAATCGTATTGATGATACAATCGTATTCAATACCTTAAATCAAGAGGATATTAAGAAGATTACCGATATTGAGTTGAAAAAATTAATGTCTCGTCTTAAGGATATGAAATACTCAATCAGCTATGATGAAACTTTGGTTGATTACTTGGCAAAAATTGGATATGATGAGCTGTATGGTGCTCGTCCATTGAAAAGAGCAATTCAAGACAAGGTTGAAGACTTGTTATCTGAAGAAGTTCTCACAGGTAAATTAATTGAGGGTAAAACCTATGTCATCAAAGTTGTTGACGATAATGTTGTTATTCAAAAGAAAGGACGATAGTGGAAAAAAAAGGAGGTAATGAAAATTACCTCCTTTTTTTATATTTATAAGTATGAAAAAATTAATTAAGAAAATCTTAAGAGAAACCATCAAAAACAACAAAGTAATTTGTGATGGTTGTGGATGGTCTTGGGATTTATCTGATGGTGGAGATGACCCTTATTTATGTCATAAATGCGGTCACGATAACACACCAAACTCTCAATCTAATTTAAATAAGTTATTAGAAAAATTCAAAAATAATTTTCCTGAAGAATTAAAACCAAAAGTTGATGCAATTGAAAAGTTTGTTGTAAATTACATTCAAGACCATAATTTTACCGTTAAGTTTCTTAACTCATGTTCTACAGGGTTTGCGGGTGTTAGAACCAAAGACCAAATTATTATTTGTTCACCAAACGCAATGACAACTCTTGGTGATTTTATCTATACCATATTCCACGAAATAAGACATGAGGAACAAATGGATAAAAACAGGTTAGGATTAGATAATCCTTTGATTGATTACGATTTAAATGATTTTGAAAAATTATCTCAAAAATATTGGGAATTAGAAATGGACGCAGATAAGTTTGGAAAAGAAATGGTTGCAAAACTTGTTATCAAACTTGGAATACCTATGGAAATTGCAAAAGAAGAATTAAAATTATCTCCATATGTTCAAAACTACCCATCATTATCAAAAATGATTATGTCATCTTTAAAACAAATTGTTAATAGTATTAAAGACATAAAAAAATCGGGTGGAGAATTTACCGATATTCAAGACCACCCGATGGTAAAAATACATTTAGATAAGTTAGAGGACTTTATTTAGAGAACGGACCTACTTCTCCAATCGTATTGAACGGACTCCTTATAGTGTAATTTGTTACCCAAATTTTCAATCATTTTTCTACCCATATCAATACCGTTGAATACATCTTCAACTACAACATATTCATTTTTGGTGTGGTAGTCGTAATACCCGATTGAAATATTAATACAAGAAAAGTCAAACTTACCTCTCAAAGCGTAAACGTCGGTATAAGGATGAACCATATACCTCATATCATTTTGATTCATACCTTCAGTCAAAACTTTATCACAAGTTTCGAAAAATTCGGTCTCTCTATCAAATAAAACTTGTCCGAAACATTTTTCAGTAATCATCCAGTTTTCCGGAGCGTCGAATTGGATTCCATAACCAACATTTGAAAAGAAATCTTCACTTGCCTTTAATGAACCATGACAACCTGTTTCTTCAGATACGAAGAATGCCGCTTTCAAGTAAGGTAATTCTTGTAACAAGGTTAAACATGCAAACACGCCACATTTATCGTCACCTCCAATACCTGTTGGTTTTCCTTGGTCGTTATATGCTTTATAAGACAACTTTATTTCGCGTTGAGCGTTTGGTAACATTTCCTCTGAAATATTAATGGTATCGATATTATGAACGGTATCTGTATGGGAAATCACGCATGGAAAATAAAAATCTTCAGGTAACTCTGAGGATACTTGTTTTGTCGCATAGACATTATTGTGTTCATCCACAAAATGTAAAATATTGTTTTCGGTTAACCAATTAACCAAAAATTCAACCATTTTTTCTTCTTGATATGTCTTTGTTGGGACACTCAATACTTCTCTAAGTAATTTTGTATTTTTTTCCATAGCACAAATATAATAAAAATTATTTTAAATGTTATGGAAAAAATGTTTTAAGTGTCAAATCTGTCAAATAATTCTGGTTGGTATAATAAATTATAAAAATTTTCTTCAGTTAAATTGAGTTTTTTAACACCTTTAACCGGATGATTTATCAAAACAATAACTCTTATGTCTTCTCGGTCAAAACCGTCAACTTTAAAATTAATTTTTGGGTCTTTAGGTAATTTATACCAAGTGTCGAATTCAAACTTTTTTAAAATACGATTTTTAAAATTTAAATATTCACCTATAGTTAAACCTCCCTGTTCTATTTCTTCTTCCAACGATTCAATAATTTTGTCTAATTTTCCTCCAACATAGTTATTGAAACCATTATCATCAAAATATTTGTCATCTTGAAACTCATACATCATATCAGCCCACCCACCGACATTGTTGTTACTTTGATTATCTTCAAAGATTTTACTTACCAACGTCATGGCGTCAGCATCTTTAATTCCTAATCGTAATGCCCACACTCTCAAGTTAGTGATTGTTGTTGAAATTCGGTCGTATTTTTGATAAAAATCAAATCCCAATTTTTCTAAGGGCTCGTGTAATTCTTCATTAATAGTTTTTTGAGCAACTTGTGTCATTTCACTATTTTTATCATAAGTGAATTGTGAAATAATGTCATCAACTTCATCCTCAAATAAATCATATAGTAATTTTGAAAATTGAACCCTAAAATCTTCATTATTTAAATTAAATTCTTTCTCAGGTAAAATCAAATCTGATATTAACTTTAATTTTTCATTATTTTCTTCGTTAAAATATTGTAAAACAGTATAACCCTCTAAAAAATCATCCTTAGTTTGACTATAATCCATAAACTCATAGTCACTATATGATGAATTAACCACACTTTCAAACCACATATCATCCTCAGATAAATCTAAAAGTTTAAGAAAATCAGAATCATTTTCATAATCTATAATTATTAAACTAGAACCTAAGGGGTTTTTAGGTATCAAAGTTATTGATTCATCCATATCTTGTAATTCATAACGGTCTATCTCACCTCTACTATATTTTTTCAAACCATCAATAAAATTAACAGGGGCATCTACCTCATCTTCCTGATTTTCAAAAATTTTTCTCCTATGATTAAGTAATCCCACAATGTTTTTTATTATAAATATTCTTTTGATTTGTAAATTAAATATTTATTCTTATCTTTGCATTACAAATCACGAGAAATGATTTATCGTTCTTTGAAAAATATGGGGGTAAAATGGAATTGACTGGTACATCTGGTTATTTGGGGCACGTCGAAGCTGAGTTAACTTCGTTATCAACTGATTTAAAACAACAGACGGCAACGTTCTAAACAAAATGGCTCTAGTAGGTCTTGTTAAACAAGACGAGCTTGTGGCAGTAGCTTAGTCTACACTACATTCGGGTCGGGAAGACATATACCTAGGAACAGAAGTCTTTATAAGGTAGAAAAACGACTGAACCTTAAATCGAGTCGTCCATTGGTTGTTAGGTTTACGATGGTGAAGAACAAACCGACTATTTGTCGATTGAGAATTAATCGAATAAACGTGTAGTCCTAAATAGGTAGTGTATACAAGACGAGGTTTCGAAACCTCTACCTCCACAAGATAAAGGGTCTCTTATGAGACCTTTTTTTTTTATTCATATTGTAATATTTATAAGATATGAAATTATTACAAATCCTATTACAAGAGGGTCGAAAAGAAGATTTACGAAAAAAATACACTGAAAAATTTAAGGAGTATCCTGACACTTTGGATTTTATTTTGGGTATTTCTGATTTGGCGGACACCAACTTCAAATATACTGATTTTGTATTAAAATATACACATCCAAACGCATCACCTGAAGAAGTTGAAGACATTGTAGACCTTGTTAAAGATTTTGATAGATTCAAACAATCATTAGAGGTTAAAGATATTAACAAATATGATTTAGATGGGTTAAAACTTGAAATTGAACTTTACAAAGAGACTTCAAAATCTCAACAAAAAAAGTCGTTTGATGCATCTGGCGCAAAAAAAATATTTGAAGATAGTAACCTTTTAATTGTTAGACCTTTAACTTATGAGGCTTCTTGTAAATATGGTTCAGGTACCAGATGGTGTACCACCACGGCAGGTAACCCATCGTATTTTGAAAGTCATTCCGGAGGTAATCAAGCATTATATTACATCATTCTTAAAAACTTTAACAGGGATAACAAATTTTACAAAATTGCAGTTCATATAACACCAAGTTCAGAAATTTGGTGGGATGCAACAGATGAAAAAATGAGTGAAAGAGAAAAAGAGGTTTTTAATTTGGGAGCCCCAAAAGTAATTCAAACTATCAGGGACGATTATTCTAAGTCTAAAAATTTTAATTATCAAATATTCTTTAAAAATTTATTTAATTCTCGTAGAGATGAAAAGGTAGATGTTTCCAAATCATTTAAGTCAAATCACAAAATAGAAGTTATATTTAAAGAACCAACACTCATACCTGACATGCCAAATAATGCAATAATGATGATGAGAATTCTTTTGGATGGTGAAACTATAGACCAATACGAGGTTATGATTACATATCAAATTTCCGATAAAATTTATTTTGATATTGGATATGCTTATGATGATTTTGATATATTTGACGTTATTGAAACTAAATTTAATTTTAATCTTGAAGATGAAGTTACTCAATTTCAATTACCCCTTAATGATATTACCACTTCTGATAATGGAAAAATTGAAATTATTTTCAACAATATGTGTAGTAAAATTACAAACCAAGTAGTTAATTCTATGAAAAAAAATGACGAATTTATGTCATCGATTCATGGTGGTAGTTCAGTTTGGAATCCAAACAGAATGAGTTATGGTTATACATTCAAACAAAACAAAGGTTTAATTAAAAAATTGGTTGATTATTTGGATTCAGATAAGACAGGAACCAAATTAGATTTTTTAGTTGATATTGGTTCACTACAAAAAAAAGACGTTAACGGAAAACCATATTATTCTCACACAAATCGAAATAATTGGCAAATACCATCCACATTTAGAGGACAACTAAACTCATTTTTTAGTTCAGCCAGAATTGCAGGGATATTAGATTACAATAAAAAAGGTAATCAGTTTTATTTGAAAAAAGGACCTAATTTTGATAAATTCAAATTAGGACAACTAAGAGCACTTTAAGTCCTTTTATATATTCCACAAAATGTCAATACCTTTTCAAAAATTATTTGGATATTAGTTATCTTTTTACTATATTTGTAGGATGAAATCGTTGAACAATATTACAATTAAGTATTTGTTAAAAATTAAAACACTATTACTATTAGGGTTAATGTATAGTTGTGGGTCAGGTAAAGAAATTTATATACAAACAACAGAACAAACATTTGATAGTGATGTAAAATACATGACTAAAAGAGGTTGGAGATATGTTGTATCAACTCAACAAGACACATTTATAATAGTAACATTAAAAAGAAAATAATATGAAAAAATTAGAATTATCTAGGTCATCAACTATTGGTGGAGTATGTGCTGGAATTGGAAATTATTTGGGAATTGATGGAACAATAATACAACTTATATTTTTCGGGTTGCTCTTCACTCCGGTTCCAATCACAACAATATATTTAATATTGTGGTTTTTTATTCCTAAAGAAGAATTTTAGAAATTCCGAGTATTTATTAGTATGAATACTCAAAATAAAACAATTAAAGAAATCTTATCATTATACGATGTCATTCTTGAGAACAAGAATGTTACTGAGAGAGCTCAAAACCTTAGAAACACATTAAAATCTTTGGGTTACACTGAAAAGGAGTCTGAGATTAGTAGTGGGGGTGAAATCACCGATGAAATTTCTAATATTGTATCTGAAATTTTAAAAGAATACAAACAAACCAATCCTGATGCTAAAGTTAGGATTACATCAGGTAATGATAATTATCATCAAGATTTATCGTATGATAGTAAACATAAAACAGGAAATGCAATAGACGTTACAATTGAACCTTACAATTCAAAAAATGCGAATGATTTTATAACTATAGTTAAAAAATTTATACAAAAATATCCTAAACTTGGGTTTAGAGATGAATATACTAACCCTAGTAAAGCCGCCACAGGTAAACATTTTCATTTAGAATATGGGTCAGGAGGTATTCTGCAGCCATCAAAGGTTACTGACACACCAACATCGACTGATACAACAACGGATACTGGTGGAACAACGGGTACCACGTCTTATAATTTTGCAAGAGAAATGGGTAAATCATTATTAAACGCAATTGGAATTAAAGAATCTTTAGATTATACATCACTTGGTAAAAAAACAAGTTTAAGGTTCGGAGATGTAGTCATACCAAAAAAAGAAAATTCAAATATTAAAAGCCCTGTTTCGGGAGTTGTTAGTAAATATTTTAATGATTGTGATGGATTAACCATAAAATTTGAATCTGAGGGTAAGACATTATACCTTAATTATTGTGGTATTGAGCCGTCAAGATTTAGGGTTGGTCAAAAAATAAATAAAGGTGAAGTAATAGGTTCTCCTGATTCTGATGTTAATGTATCATTATTTAACTCAAACGGATATAAACAGAAAATTAATTCAAATAAAAAAACCGATTCAGACAAAGGATTAGGTTCTTTTTTTAGGACTAATAGTAAACCTACCACTTATCCCGATAAGAGTGATTCAAAAGATTATTCTCGGTATAATAGCGAAATAGGGAGAGAATTAATAAAATTAAAGGATAATTTATTTTCCATCAATAAAAAAGATAAATTAGAAGAAAACATCGATAGAATTAAAAACTTACTATAAAAAAAAATCCACCAATTGGTGGATTTTTTATTTTAATCAACTATTAATCTAATTATTTACTTTCAGTCACCGCTGAATCTACAACCATTGAAGTTGGGTAAAATGTCATAGTTGAATCTACAACTATAGTTGCGTCTTCAGTTTTAACTTCTGTTGAATTTTGATTACCACATGACACTAAGGTTACAATTGTGATTAATGCTAAGATTTTTTTCATTTTTACGAATTTTTGTTGTTTATAATTATTATTCTTGATTTTATAAATATAGACGATATAATTAATATTGTCAACTATTTTAACTTTTTTTTTCTGAAGGTGTGGGATTTGAACACACGGGCCGATTTCTCGACCACAGTTTAGCAAACTGATAAATTACCACTCTGTCAACCTTCCATTATTTTAACCACTCCAATATGTAATAACTCAATTTGTAACCGGTAAAGGCTCCTAATGCGGATGATGTCGGGAATATAACTATTTTACCAAGATCGGTCACGTACTTAGGACGATTAATTATCTTACCAACATAAGAATAATAAATGAAATACGCACCTATTACAGCGACATCCATTTTGGTTGCAATAGCAACGACTATTACCGCACCTAAGAACCCATATAACGCATTATCTACTATTGCTTCTATAATTTCTTTTGTAGTTGCGTCTTTATATTCTTTAACAATTCGTTTAAACGGATTTTTTCTTTTTTCTAACATGTTATAAAAATTAATTAATTTCAAATATAAAAAAAATTGTTGCGATAGAAGGAATTGAACCTTAGACTTCTTGAATATGAATCAAACGTTCTACCACTGAACTACATCACATTTTTTTTTAGATTATGATGTTTGCATCACTTCTAATCTCGAATTAATACAAATTTTTTCTAACCCAATATTAATATCTTCAATATTGTTTAAATCAATTCCTCCCATAGATAATCTAAACCATCCTCGATTTTTATTGGTTCCAAAATATTCAAATGGGACCAACCCTACACCACAAGACTCAATTAAAAATTTTGTATAATCTTCAACATTATCAAAATGTATGGAATCTTCAATGTAGATTGATATATAAATCCCCCCTTCAGGTTTTTGATAATCAATTTTATAATTTTTTTCTTTTAATTCATCCAATTTTGAACAAATTTTATCAGAGATTTCTGAATATTGTTTTATTTTGTTTGAAATAAATTCTCCAATCAATTCATATTCATTAAAATATTTTGCAACCGCATTTTGTTCAGGTTTTGGGGACCAAGCTCCAATATGTGAAAAAATTTCGGTCATTTTGCCTATGACAAATTCCGGTCCAAAAACCCATCCAACTCTAACACCGGTCGCACATAAAGATTTTGAAATTCCATCAACACAAATTAAATAATCACGGATTTCAGGACAAACATCTAATGGATGTGCGAATAATTCATTTGGAACTAAATCAGAATAAATTTGGTCGAAAAATAAATAAGTTTTCTTTTGTTTGGTTTTATTAACTCTAACAATTTCATCACATATTTCCTTCAAATTTTGTCTATCAATAACTCTACCTGTTGGGTTTTGAGGTGAGCATAAACAAAGAAGTTTAACATTATCTAACTTACCTTTAATATCTTCATAAGTTGGGAAGAATGAATTTTCGGGTTTGCATTCAATCGGTTTTTTAATTGCGTCATTCAAAAAAGAATAATGATTATTATTCCAAGATGGAACCGGATACATTACAATATCTTGAGGATTAATAATGGTTTTAAATATTGTATAAATCAATGGTCTAACACCACACCCAATTAAAATTTCATTTTCGCTATAATCAATATTTCTTTTTTTCTTTAGATATTGACTAATTGATTTTCTTAAACCTAATTCTCCTGCCGACATTGGGTAATTTGTTAAATCATTAGTGTAAGATTCAACAATATAATTTTTTAACTCTTCAGGTATTGGATTTATTTGGGGGTTAAAATCACCAATACTAAGATTTAATACTGGCTTTATTTTTGATATTTCTTTAATTTGTTGTGAAATTTTAATAATTTCGGAACCAACGATATTGTTCCCTAAAAATGATAAGTTTTGCATGATATTAATATAAGTGTTTGTTTCTTTTTTTCAATTTATTTTTTTAACAATTCAATTTTATTTTTAATTCCCTCAATTAGTCTATTATAATGACTAATATTCCTTTCATTGTTCAATTGAGTTGATATAGTCAAATAATATTCCATTTTATCCAACTCCTCATTCAACTTGAATAATTTACCAAACTTTTTATCTTCGGTCTTTGGAAGAATTGTTTTGGTAATATATCGATAATGGAAACATTGGATATCATATCCTCCGGCTTCAATCGCTCGGGTATTAAAAGAATAAGTAACACCATCTCGGGTTACATCACAAGTGATTTCCAAACCTTTAACACTTCTGTCTAATGTGACATCACTAATAATGTCAGTTTCTTGAATATAAGTAGTAAGAGATGTAAATAATTTGTATTTTAAAGTCAATTTCCAAAAAAAGATGTCTCTTTCAATTGAGTCTTCTTCCCTTTTAATTCTTTCAGGTAGAAATCTAACTTCAACCGCAGATGCTTCAGGAGATTCCAATCTTTTTTTCATACGCTCAATATTATTCTTTATGGATTCTCTTTGTTTTTCCTCAAGAATTTTAACATAAGACTCAATACTATCGTAAATTAAATTTAAATTATTCATATCCTGTAATTTGATTACAAAGATAATGTATTTTTTTTAAATCAATAAAAAAAAATTGTATTTGGGTAGGGACTTGAACCCGCAGGGGCATTACTGCCCAATAAATTTATAAAGAAAATTTTACTTCAAACAATGTGTTAGATTCACTTTCCTCCACATTATCAGTATGTTCAAGTGTTATTGTAGAATCATAGAAGTTAAAAACGAAGCTACCTTCTCCCCCTTCATTATTTTCCCAACCACCATGATTTCTCTCTAACTCACGATAACACCAATCTTCAATTTCAGTAGGAATAGGGTCACCTGTCTCTTCAAAATTACCTTCAACATAACCCGAATCACCCGAACCATTATACTTAAGAGTTAAGTAACCATCTTCAGGGACCTCTATTTCTTTTAACTCATTTCCCATCCAATTATCAAACATTTCTTTTTCTTCGTCAGAATCATATTCAACTGAACTTCCACTACCTTGAGTATAATATGAGTAATCATTTCTTATTGTCAAAGTTTTATCTTCCGAGTCAATATTAATTTCAATACTATTATAATTCACCAAGTCAACATCATCCGTCAACTCATATAAACCCTCATCAACAACATAACTCCAAACTTTTTTTAGGATTGGAAGTAATCCTTCCGGAATTTCAGCTCTATAATTATTATCAAAATGGGTAACATATTCCCAATTAATCGTGTTTTCATCAACACTATATTGGTTATATTCGAGCTCTATCGATATAGTCCCTTCTCTCATTCCTAATGATTTCAAATAATTACAAATCATGTTTAGATATTTTTTTTCTTCTGTTGTTAAAATATTTTTCATATATATAAATATTAGTCTTCTATCTTAAGTGTTCTCAGCATCCATTGAGGTCGTTTATTTTCCAAAATATTTGTTAACCACTCTTTGGACGATGGTATATAATTATTACAATCTTCTTTGACGTGTTGTTCACCAATGTATCGGGTATAAACTATACCTCCATCACTATTCGTAAATTCTGACCCAAACCTTTGCTCCATTTCAAAGATACCTTCAGAGTGGTGTCTAAACATCCTATGTAAAGAATCTCCAACCCACGACTTGGTTGAATCCATCCATTCGTGTAAATGTATATAATCTTCAGGTTTTCCGCCAAATTTCTTGGCTGATGATTTTGCGTGTAAATTCGGATGTGACATAATTATTTTTATTTTGTGGAGTTATTAATAAACCAAAAAATTTCCCCACCCTGAGATTACAGGTGAGTAGATTTTAACGGTTTAGTTTTCTTAAAAACAAACACATTAGTGTCTTACCACATAAAAATATAAATCAACACTACTGGGAGGAATTGTGTTAGTTCCTTGTTCCCAAGACCCCCTCTGTAAAATCGTGGAAGGCGACAACTATACCATTGTTAAGAAACGGTACCAAATCTATTGGGTATCTCTAACCCAGTGAGACGATAGTCGGACTCGAACCGACCCTACATATATTTTTTAAATAATTTTTCCAAAACTTCTTCATCTTCAAGAGATATTCGGGTATATTGAGTTGATAATTCACCCATTTTTGTTACAAATGATTCTTCGAGAAAACTCATTTTTTCGTTAATTAAAAAATCATTAGATAAATGTCCATTATCTTTTAATGTTGTAATTAATTCCTTTATTTCTCTTTCACTACAATTATATATGAATTCGTCTACATCGACATCCACATAAGATTCAAAATTTGGCATATATTATTTATTTAATAGGTTTAAAATTTCTTCTTTTGCCTTTTCGGTGGATTGTTTGTTGTGTCCACCGATATTCCATTCAATCTCTTCATCCAATTCAACTTCACGATACATTTTCCAATCGTAAATGGTGATTATTTCTTCATCTTCATTTTCCAATATCCATTGAAATGTTACTTTACCATCTCCGGATTTTAATTTTGAGTATTCTCCAACAATTTTTGATAATTGATTTCCGGTTGCTCTGATTGTTATCCCATGAAAACTTGTTCCGATTCCAAATGACTCTGACTTTTTTAACATAATTTTAATTTCTTTTTCTACCCCAGTATACTCCAATCACAACTGATATGAATGCGACTGATAAAATTAATACAATATCTTCCATATTTTTTTTATTTTATGATACAAATATAATACAATTAAATATAAAAAGTCAATTTTTTTTTTGGTTTTACAAATAAAATACCTATAATTTAAAAAAATTATGAGATGCTCGGAGTTTTAGTATTAAATTACGACTATACCCCATTGAATATTACTACAACGAGAAGAGGGTTTGTATTAGTCGATAAGGGTAAAGCCGAAATTATAAAGTCGGATGATAATCCCATAGTTGGGAGTTATCAGACTTATCTTAGACCCGTAATTATAAGATTGTTACATTATATTAAACATAAGGCAAGGAACATTAAACCAAATCGAATGAAGGTTTATAAAAGAGATAACCATGAATGTGTTTATTGTGGGTCAAAAAAACAATTGACCTTGGATCACATCATCCCTAAATCTCGGGGCGGGGGAAACGAATGGACAAATTTAGTAACATGTTGTTTCAAATGTAACCTTAATAAAGGTAACAAAACTCCGGAAGAGGCGAAAATGGTGATGAGAACAAAACCATATGTTCCGTCACTTTTAACCGAAAACGGGGTATTAAATAAAATATGGAATGATTATCAACAATCATTTGTTTATTAAATAAAAATTATTATTATTAAAAAAAAATCAAAAAAAATGGAAAACCAAACAAACCCTGAACAAACAGGAACAGAACAAGCAGGTCAAGGACAAAACTCGCTAGATGTGTTAAACGCATCATTATTATTCGCAAGAGCATTGGGACTAATCTTTCAAGATAATGAAGGTATTGTTGTTAATGTTATGGGAGATGTTAATTTAGGTGATGACGCCAAAAAAGTAATTGTCTTCAAACAAAATGACCAAATTCATATTTTCAGATGTGATGAGGATATTGAAGAAGGTATGGCAGTAAATTTGGGACCAAATCCTGATGAGACTCCAACTCAAGAAACGGAAACCACTGAAAATTAATTTTTTTCATTAGTTTAAATTTTTTCACCTACATTTGCATAAATAAATTTTAAGAACATGACTTACGGACAAGAATTTCAATCGTATTACACGAAACATTTAGGTAAACCATCATCCCATTTGGATTACTTCGAAAAACAAATCGAATCCTCAATGACACCATATATCTTGGAAGAAAGAGAGATGAGAGTAACTCAAATGGATATCTTCTCAAGATTAATGAGAGACCGAGTGTTATGGGTTGCAGGACCTGTTGATGACAGAATGTCAACTATAGTTCAAGCCCAATTAATGTTCTTGGATTCTTCAGATAAATCGGACATTACAATTCACATTGATTCTCCAGGAGGAAGTGTGAAATCAGGTTTATCTATGGTAGATGTGATGGAATATATCTCTTGTGACATCAGAACCGTGAATACTGGAATGGCAGCATCGATGGGTTCAGTATTGTTAGGTGCGGGAACCAAAGGTAAACGCTCATCTCTGAGATTTTCCAAAACAATGTTACATCAATCATCAGGTGGAGCCGGAGGTAATATCCAAGACGCTCGTATCAATATGATTGAGTGGGAAAAAACTAATAAAATTCTTTTTGATTTGTTAGGTTCGTATTGCGGTAAATCGGCAGAACAAGTTATGACAGATGCGACTCGAGATTTATGGTTGGATGCTCAAGAAGCGTTAGATTATGGTATTATCGATGAAATTGTTAAACCAAAAGAAAAAGTGAGTAAGTAACATTATTTCAAGCATTCTGTAAACCAAAAAAGGAGAGTCATTGACTCTCCTTTTTCGTTAGATGTGGAATACCCCCTTAGTTTAACCCATTTATACTCAAAAAGTATCTAACTCTTTGAATTTCTTTAAGTGATTAAGTAATTCCCGGAATTACAGAACCACCAGTACTTTTTAATTTTTCTGCAACTTTTGTTGCGTTACCCGTAAATTTACCCAATATATTACAAACGCTATCTCCTATCTTACCCTCAATACTTTTAACAAATTCAGTTCCAGTTAGCACATCTCCCATACTATTCCTTAAAAATACATAACCAGGTGCGTCTAAACCTTTAGAATCCATAACTTGCTTAAAAATCGACTCTGAAATAGATTGTGCGACTAATTTAGTCATTAATTGACAATCATTAATTGCTCTTATAAATTCTGCAGTATTTTTAGTTAACATTGATATCACAAAATTTGTTATATAACCTTTACCAAATAATGGGACTAATATTTTTTCTAACATAGGTTCTACGATTGTTTGAATTACATTACCAAACAATCCACCAAATAACGATTTTAAAATATCACCAAAATTTTGTTCATTAATTAAACCCGTATTTTGTAAATAAGACACTTCATGAAGAAATTTAACACTTAGGTTAAGTTTTTGTTTTTTGGTTAATTTATTAAAATCCTCCTCCGAATCAATTCCCTCAAATAAAATCGATACTCTATCTTTTACAATTCTCTCCTCAATCAAAAGTCTTTCTTTTTGTTCTTTAATTTCAATTAAAGATTTTTTAATTTTTTTCTCTAACATAACTATCTTATTTTAATCTCCATTTAGAGTCTTCACCCGCTAACGATGGACCTCCGATTCCTCCACGTAGTGTTTCAACATAATCTTTTACTTTACCTAACCCTAATAAACCTCCCCATTCACCTTCATATGTATTAACACATGATTGAACAACTCTTTTCATTGCATCAAAAGTAACTTGAGGATATTCTTGTTTAGTTCGATACGACTCATAGTAAGTTTTAATTGCGTCTCTACATTTTGATTTATCTATTGTCTGTGATGTTGACAATTTTTCAAAATTTTTATATACATCTGGTGTTGATGTCTTTACTAATGATGGTGACCACCACATTTCTAAACCATTTGGTGGAAAATATGGTTCACTACCCGGCACTTTATATTTTTTGTATTCACCAGAAGCAACATCATCAGCACTTAATGTTTCCTTATAACCTAAATTAATTGCTTTATTAATGAAGGATTGTTTCTGAACATCAGATGATTCTGTTTTTGTTTTTTCCTCTGCCGCCTTTGCCGCTTTCACTGCAATATTGTCACATTTCCATTTACCACTTTTACTACCATCAACAAATTTATATGTCATATCAGGGTAAAAATCAATTTCTTGTTTTGTACTTTGTTTTAAACTTCTGAAATAATACATATTTTTTGTCTTGTTTAAATAAAGTTTTCCATTTCCTAAACAACCGGCCTTTACTGCTTCACGTAATTTACTTAATAAAGGGTCTTCTGTTGGAGGCGTCTCAACCTTTTGTGGTTCCGAGATTGTAGGCATTTCAGGTTTTGGTGGTGTATTTTGTTCTTTAAGTGATTTATGCATCGTAAGAATACGTTTTACCTCATTTTCGTCAATTATATTTCTCATTATATTAGATTTTAATTAGTTTGTTAATTCTATCGAATCATCCGCATCAACTTGTATAATTTCATCCGGGTTAGGTGGTTTATTTGGTGAACTTTCTTTACAAGCTGCAATTATTGTACCACTATCAATTTGGTTACCATTTTGACCTATATCAATTAGAGCTTGTTTAGTTTTTGGACCAAATTTTCCATCATCTTTTAAATCCATTTGATGTTTATCTTTTAAACATGCTTGGACTGTTTTAATTGTTTCGTTTTTACATCTATACCTAATTGGCATATTTTCAGAGCAAACATCAAATGCGGATGAGGTTCGTTTAGGTCTAGGTCTTGGTGATGGACTTGGTGATGGACTTGGTGTTCTTCTACCACCAGTTAATTCACTATCATCTATTTGCTCAACTAAGTTTTTTTTTTGAATCGACTCATTAATAAAAGTTACTTTAGAACCACTACAAGCAACTTTTTTACCTGTTGAAGTTCCGTCTGTTTTTTTAACTCTTCCATCAGAATATACTTGATATTGAGCACCTGAAGTACCCTTAATTAACATATATACATAATTGTTTGAATCAAGACGAACTTGTTGGTCAACATTACCTAATGATTGGAAAATACAAGGAAATGTGGTTTTAAACCAATTAATATTTTTTTGTTCTGTTTTGTCAAGAGATAATTTAGCCTCTTTATCTGTCCTATACTTCATTGCCATAAATGTCTCCATAAGTTCTGCAATTTCTTCATTATCTAATTCAGAAATTAGATCATCCGCAAATTGTTGTCCAAAGGTATCCTCATATTCTTTTTTAATATTACATAAATCATCAAAATTACCTTTTTTCATTTTTTCCGCTTGTGCTCTCCATAAAGAATCGTCAGTCCCACCAAAAACATAAAGTGTTTGATAGTTAAACGCTCTATTAAATGCTGCCGCAATTGATGCGGCATCTAAAGTGCCTTCAGACGCAGGACGAGAACTACAATTATTTAAAATTTTTTTAAGTGTTTGTGAACTTGTTTGTTCGTTAATTAATTTTTTAAATTTTTCTTTGTTTTCCGTCAGAGTATTTGAGGGGTCATATCCCATCATTAATTTTGCTCTTTCTAATGCTTCTTTCGGACTATATTTAGGTTGTTTCATAATCTTTTTTTATATAAATATATTGTTATTACCAAATTTGATTTGCGGAACCTCTTTTTATTCCCGTATTCCATTTTTCTCCTGATTTCATTAATGGGTTTGCTTTACCTCTAGTTAAAGGATATGAGTCAGCCCATTTTGGAACACTTCCTCCACCACCTCCCGAAGATGCGGTTGTTGTGGCTCCGGCATCTTGTTCATCAATCTCGTCTTTAAATTTACCACCAGAATGTTTATTAAAAAAATCTATTAAAAAATCTACATCTAAATTCATAGTAATAAATATTTTAGTAATTAAAAAAGTTTTATTATATTTGCACTATGAAAAATTTATATCTACTATTAATCTTATTTTTGTTCACTTCTTGTGAAAAATTTGTCCTTGAGACTAGTGATGTTACTTTAAGTGGTAAATATGTTGTTTCAAAACTTGATATTACCAGTGTTGACCAAAACCAATCAAGGGATTCTCTTTATCTTGTTGGTTCAACTTATGTTAACAAATTAATGGCCGACCCGTTTGACTCTATTGCCATTAATAGATTTTATCTTCATTTTGATTATTCAACAATAAGAATGAACCAGTTGGGAGTTAATCCCACGGGAAGAGATATTTGGGAATATGGTATTTCCCCAAATGAAATATTCTATCGAATTTTGGGAAACAATTCATATAATAGCGGATTCGTTCAATTTGATTATGTTGCGGCCGATAAGTCCGTAAGAACTTTAACTTTTTTAATTGAGGATGATGGATTTGAATCTCTTCAGTTAAAAAGTGCTGGTGCGTGGTTTAAAGGTAAAATGGGTGAAAAACAAGTGATGACTTTGTATCTTACAAGAGTAGGTCCTTAATATAATTCAGATTTTGGTAATGATTTTGGATTAACTTCATAGTATTCATTTAAAAATGAAGTAAGTTCTTCTTCATCCAACTCAACTATGTAATTTTTTTCCCAAAGTTCATCTTCGTCAATATCTTCGGTAATGTCATATTCTGTTTCAACTAAAAACCCATATTCTTCAACTATTGAGTAATCGATATTATCAGTTCTAATGGAATCATCTTCATCATCGATAGTTCTAAATGTGACTTCTAAGATGTTTGAGGTTGGGTTTAAAAAGTATGATACAATTTCTTTAATTTCCATGATTAAATGTTTTTATTATAAAATATCCGCTAATTCATTAAAAACCAATTTGGCATAAAAAAACCCTCAATAATGAGGGTTTTTTTTTTAATTAAATTTACCGATTCTATTAAACATTTCAGTAATTTTATTCTTTTGAGTGATAAATGATTCTTTCATATCAACATCAATTTCTGTCCAATCATTTTCGGAGTCATCTCCTTCAAAATCTCCACTATGTGTTGCAAATCCAAATTCATCTTCGGAGTCATCTCCTTCAAAATCTCCACTATGTGTTGCAAATCCAAATTCATCTTCTTCATCTAATTCACTTTCATATGAAAATTCTTGGTAAGGTCCACCTTTACCTGGCCCTCCACTATCGAAATCATATGCTCTTTTCATATCACCATATATTCCTTGAGA